AACGCAGAGTGGGCCGACCGTCTTGGTATCCCTCAGTCAGCAGCCATTACCTGTGTTAAACCTTCTGGGACGGTATCTCAGTTGGTTGATTCTGCCAGCGGTATTCATGCTCGCCATTCTGAATACTACATCCGCACCGTAAGGGGCGACAACAAAGACCCACTGACCTCGTTTATGATTAATCGGGGCATCCCTTCGGAGCCTTGTGTGATGAAGCCTGACACCACCACGGTGTTCAGCTTCCCTGTGAAGGCACCTGAAGGTTGTGTCACTCGTAACGACATGTCAGCCGTGGAGCAGCTTCAGACTTGGCTTACCTACCAACGGCATTGGTGTGAGCATAAGCCTTCTGTGACCATCACAGTGCGTGATGAGGAATGGCTTGAGGTTGGTGCCTTTGTCTACAAGCACTTCGATGAAATGTCCGGTGTGTCCTTCTTGCCACATTCTGACCATACCTACCAGCAAGCTCCCTATCGGGAGTGCAGCGGGGAAGAGTACGAAAAACTCGCAGAAAAGATGCCAAAGTCTCTTGACTGGACTGGTCTAGCCCTGTATGAGAAAGAGGATAATACTTCTGGAATGCAGACTATGGCTTGTTCGGCAGATAGCTGCGAGATTGTGGACATTACTTGATGATTAACGTCGTTCTAAAGCATCACTGTGGTAGCGACCTCACTACGGTAAACTCGGCTCGGGTCTCCTTCGCTAAGGAGTCCGATGCCCTTTCTTCCAAAGATGAGAAGCTGATTCACTACCTAGCAGAGCATGAGCATACCTCCCCCTTTGGCCACGCCTTTGTGACCTTCAAGGTGGATGCTCCTGTCTTTGTAGCCCGACAACTGGTGAAGCACAAGTTCCTACGCTGGAATGAGGTGAGCCGAAGATACGTTGATGAAGAGCCTGACATCTACAGCCCTGACTTCTGGCGAACACGTCCAGACAACAAGAAGCAGGGTTCTGGTGATGCCTTTGAACGGGACCACCAGCAATTCCTGCAATCGCAGTATGTAGAGATTATGGACCGTGTGCTTCATATGTATGAGTACATGACCGCCTACGGTGTAGCACCAGAGCAAGCTCGTATGATGCTGCCACAGTCCATGATGACCTCTTGGTGGTGGTCAGGTAGCCTTGACGCCTTTGCTGATATGTGTAAGCTCCGCTTGGGGCCTGACAGTCAAGCAGAGACCAGAGAGGTTGCCATTCAAATCGCTGAGTATATGACTGACTTGTTCCCCGTATCTTGGAAAGCACTGATGGAGAAGACTTGATGGCTTGGACCATTATCACCCAACCTAACTGCCCCGCCTGTCAGCAGGCTAAAAAAGAACTTACCCTGTCGGCCAGAGCCTATGTAGAGGTTGACATAACCGAGTACAAGCATCAGTATATAAAGAACCTGATGAAGTGGTCAGGGCTTGACACAGTCCCTCAGATATGGAACCATGAGGGAGAGTATATCGGCGGATACAAGGAGCTACAAGAGTATGACTAAGAATTACGCCAAATTCGACCAAGCTAGGTATGACAAGTTTGATGGCAAGGCGAAGAATGCTCTGGTCAGTTACCTTGAGCAGGAAGGTCACACAATCAAGCGTGTCAAGGAAGACTACCTTGCCGATGTAGTATCAACAAAAGACGGAGGGACTTTCTACAGTGAGGCAGAGATCAAAACAGCTTGGAAGGAAAGCTGGCCAGAGGACTGGAAAGAACTCCGCATTCCGGGGCGGAAGGCACGGCTCTTACAGAAACACGCAACGATTACGTTCTTCGTATTTCGTAGTGACCTCAAAGAATGCTGGGTCGTCCGAGGCAAGCAGCTAACCCTTGAGAGCCTCAAGGAAGCCTACGGCCCCAAGATCAGCAAAGGCGAAATGTTCTTCCATATTCCCGTAAAAGAAGCGAAACTAATTCGACATGACGAAAGCGGCTGGGCGGAAGTCGTCCAAGAAAGTGCAGCACCACAAAAGGCCACCACTGGAACCAAAAACCGAAAGACAAAAGCTGTACCTGAACTCACTGAAGACAAGCCCACAGACGATAGTGCTGGGGCCAGCGGGGACGGGTAAGACCTACATAGCGGCCAGTTATGCCTCTCAGATGTACCTTGATAAGGTCATCGACAAGATTGTTATAACTAGGCCGCATGTCTCTGTAGGAAAGGACATAGGGTTTTTGCCCGGTGGTGTGCTTGAGAAAGCTACCCCTTGGGCAATGCCCACTCTGGACGTACTAGAGCAGTGGATGGGCAAGGGTGTCCTTGATACCTCCCTCAAGAACGGCAACATAGAGATAGCCCCCCTAGCCCTGATGAGGGGTCGCAGCTTTGAGAACAGTTTCATCATCGTGGATGAGGCACAAAACATAACCACCCATGAGATAAAGATGTTGTTGACACGGGTGGCAGAAGGGTCTAAGATTGTCCTCAATGGTGACGTTCAGCAGTCCGATCTGAAAGACGCCAACGGTCTAGCCAAGATTGTTGAGCTAAGTCAGAGATACGCTGTGAACGTCCCGGTAATTGAGTTTACGATTGATGACGTAGTTAGGAGTGAAGTATGCAAGCAGTGGATTTCGATATTCATGCAGGAAAAAATCTAAACCTTGAAGACGATGTAGTAGTGAAGCCTAGCCACTACACCAAGTACAAGATTGAGCCGGTGACCTTTATCATGGAGAACAGGCTCTCCTTTGAGATTGGCAACATCGTCAAGTATTCCTGTCGAGCAGGGGATAAGTTGTACCCCAATCAGGACTATACTCAGTCCCGTATTACTGACCTTCGTAAGGTTATACGGTACGCAGAGATGGAAATAAACAGGTTAGAGGGTAAGGAAGTGTTATGAGGATTATAGCCACACTTATTGGTTTGTTGTTTAGCAGTGTTGCTGTAGCAGACCCTACAACAAAGGCCCTCACTGACATTCGTGACGTGGCCTCTCTGATTGCAGCAGACTTTAACAAGTGTGGTGTTGTCCAGATGGAAAGAGCCATCGACTACCTTGGGGCTATGTCTACGATCATAGCAACAGAGAACCCAGAGGTATCTCAGTCTGAGCTTGAGATAAGCCAACTGATGTTCTTTGAGGAAGCATACATAATTGCCGAGGGCTTTATTGAGAAGAATGGCTGCTCTAGGATGAACGAGTTGATTGACTATTACTCTGAGGGTATGAACTACACAGAGTATGTCTGGGACTTTTACACACCACTGGAAACCTTATGAAGGCATACAACCTAAAGAAGTTTAAGAAGCTCGTAGAAGACTCTGATATGGTGTACGGCACAGTGAGCCTTAATGCTGCTGTCAGAGTGCCTGTCAGGATCAGGAAGAAGACACTGCTAAAGTATCTGGATGAGATAGCTCCCGGTACTTGGGCCAATGAGCTTATAATCTACGCAGAAACAGGGACCAGTCCCAAGGGAAATAAGACCCTGAAGCTGGTCTAGTTGTTCGCCGTTGATTTGTAGAAGACAGTATGCAGGACCGGGGGGCAGTACCCCGCACCTCCACCAACTTCCTATGGGGGTGAATTAGGATCGACTGGTGCTTGATGCTACAAGTAGGCAACCGAGTGGTTCCGTAAGAACCAACCTTGATAAGTGCTAACAATTATGTTGCACCTTCCCTCGCTGTAGCAGCGTAAGGGACGGGCCTATTTCGGGGGGCCTTGGAACAGAAGGGAGCTTCGGCTCCCACCCGATACAACCATAATAAGAGGATACTATGAAGAATTTCCTGATTGCCGTTTCTGTATTGGTGGCTGGTGTTGCCACTGCACAGGAGGCTCCTGTCACCATGACGGACACCTATGTCGAGATTGGGACAACCTTTGAGGACGAAACCGTGATTGCCCTTGGTACGGGTATTGGCGCTGGTGCTGTGTCTGCCTATGCAGAACTGTCTGGCACCACTAACAGCGAGTTTCAGGCCCGTGCCTACACCGATGCTGAGTTTGGCAAATTCAAAATCACTCCCGGCCTGAACTACACTTGGGGTGCCTCTGGCGGTGACCTTGTGGGCTTCGGAGAGGGCAACGAGTGGGGTGACGTAACAGCAGACCTTGAAGTCTCTATCCACCCCGGTCTGGTAGGCGGCGAGTACGCCTTTGCCAACACCTCTGTAGGCTTTGATGGCTGGTCCCTTGATTGGGATGGTGGTGAAATAGGTGCTGGCTACAAGCTGGACATTGCTGATAACGTCTACCTTGATGGCCGTGTAAGCTGGTCCTACGACGACCAGTTTGAAGGTGGAGACCGCCGCATCGTAGCGGGTATTGGCTTGAAGTTCT